CACGCACGTCACGACGAGCGCCGCGCCAAGGAAGCACTCCTTCGTGAGAAGCAGGAACTCGAACGTCTGGCGTACCAGATGATCGAGGAGAACAAGCGCCTCAAGGGTTTTGTGGACAACGGCAATCAGGTGTATGCCCATACCGTTACCAAGAACGCCGAGATGGAGCTCGAAGCAGCCCGCCGCAAGTACAAGGAAGCACAGGAAGCTTTCGACACCGACGCCATCATTGCAGCGCAGGAAGCGCTCACTGAGGCCAAGCTGAAGTACGAGGCTGCAAAAAATTTCCGTCCTGCCCCTTTACAGCAGCAGGAAGTTGAGGTACAAATCCAACAACCCGCTCCCCAGCAGGTCCGACCGGATGAAACCGCCTTGCGCTGGCAAGCAAAAAACCAGTGGTTCGGAGCACAGGGGTTCGAGGAACTCACCAGCTACGCACTTGGGCTGCATCAGAAACTAGTGCAATCGGGTATCGACCCGCGTTCAGAAGAGTATTACGGGCAAATTGATGCCCGCGTACGGTCTAAGTTCCCCGAAGTGTTCGGTGAGCAGCAGACCAGTCAGCCGAGGTCCGGCGATGTCTCTCGACGGCCTTCGTCAGTTGTGGCCCCCGCGTCGCGTACGACTGGGGCACGTAAGGTGCAGTTGACCCCTTCGCAGGCTGCGCTTGTGAAACGGTTCAATCTGGACCCCAAAAAATACGCTGAAGAAGTTTTGAAACTGGAGAAATCGAATGGCTGAAACCCAAACCCGTACCCCTCGTGAAATTCTGTCACGCGAAAAAACTGCTCGATCGGTCTATGTGCCGCCGAGTGCGCTGCCTGACCCGACCCCTGAGCCCGGGTATGTGTATCGCTGGATTGCGACCCACATTCTTGGCCAGTCGGACCCGACCAACGTGTCCAAAAAGATGCGTGAAGGTTGGGAACCGGTGAAAGCAGCCGACCACCCCGAGCTGATGCTGATGGGTAACGAGAAAACTGGCAACGTCGAGATTGGCGGACTCATGCTCTGCAAGATGTCCACCGAACACGCCCGCGCCCGTGACGAGTACTATCAGAAGCAAGCACAAGCGCAGATGGAGTCTGTGGATAACAACTTCCTGCGAAACAATGACCCGCGTATGCCTCTGTTTGCAGACCGCAAATCGACCAGCACGCGTGGGTTTGGTTCTGGTTCCAAGTAAGGAGTCTTTTTCATGTCCGCTACCGCAGCCCCGTACGGGCTCAAGCCCGTGAACTTGATCGGCGGTCTACCCTACGCTGGGAGCACCCGTTCGTTCAAAATCAACCCTGCCGGTTACGCCGCCAACATTTACAACGGTTCGCCCGTGTATGTGGCCAATAACGGCTATCTGCAAATCGCAACTGCCACTGGCGCTGATGCGACCACCAACGGTTTCCCCGTCGGCACTGCCAACACTGGCATCGTCGGCGTGTTCGTTGGCTGCTCGTACGTCAACAGCCTGGGTCAGACTGTGTTTTCGCAGTACTACCCTGCCAACGCCCTGAACGCCGTCGCGTTCGTGGTGGATGACCCCAACGCTGTGTTCCAAGTCCAGTCCGCTGGCTCGGTGACGCAGGCCGCTCTGGGTGCCAACGTGTTCTTCAGCACCAGCACCGCTGACGCTGGCAGCACGACCACTGGCAACTCCACTGCTTCGGTTGTGGCGGGCTCTTCGGCTGTCACCACTACCGCCGCGTTCCGCGTGGTCGGCTTTGTGGACGGTCCGTTCTCGCAGGTCGGAGATGCTTACACCGATATTCTGGTGAAGATCAACCCCGGCTATCACACCTACACCAACGCCGTCGGCCTGTAAGGAGACTGAATCATGGCAATCTCTCGTGCCCAGCTACTCAAAGAACTGCTGCCCGGCCTGAACGCTCTGTTCGGCATGGAGTACGCCCGTTACGGCGAGGAGCACAAAGAGCTCTACGAAACCGAGAAGTCGGAGCGTAGTTTTGAAGAAGAAACCAAGCTCGCTGGCTTTGGTGCTGCACCTGTCAAGAACGAAGGCCAAGCCATCTCGTATGACAACGCGCAGGAAGCGTTCACTGCACGCTACAACCACGAGACCATCGCGCTGGGCTTCTCGATCACCGAAGAAGCGGTCGAAGACAACCTGTACGACAGCCTGTCTGCTCGTTACACGAAGTCGCTGGCCCGCGCTATGGCGTACACCAAGCAGGTCAAGGCCGCTGCCGTTCTGAACAACGGCTTCAACGGCGCTTACCCGGGTGGTGACGGCGTGTCGCTGTTCGGCAACAACTCCGGTGGTAGCCGTGTGGGTCACCCGCTGGTTGGCGGTGGTGTGAACTACAACAGCCCGACCACTGGTGTGGACCTGAACGAAACCTCGCTGGAAAACGCCACGATTCAGATCGCTGCGTGGACCGACGAACGTGGTCTGCTGATCGCTGCCAAGCCGGTCAAGCTGGTGATCCCGCCTGCCCTGATGTTCACGGCCAAGCGCCTGCTGGACACCGAGCTGCGCGTGGCCACCGCCGACAACGACATCAACGCGCTCAAGCAGATGGGCACCATCTCTGGTGGTTACACCGTCAACCACTTCTTGACCGACAGCAACGCGTGGTTCCTGACCACGGACGTGCCCAACGGTCTGAAGCACTTCGAGCGTGTGGCTCTGTCGACCTCGATGGACGGTGACTTCGACACCGGCAACGTGCGCTACAAGGCCCGTGAGCGTTACAGCTTCGGCTGGTCTGACCCTCTGGGTATCTGGGGTTCGTCGGGTTCGTCCTGATCTACCACTGACTGAAAAGGGGGCCTTGTGCCCCCTTTTCTTTTGGGGTATAGTGCCCCAAACCCGGGGGACCTTTTTCAGCGCAGCAGACAGACCCGGCTGACGACATGCAGACTGCGGCGCGACTCGCATGTGAGGAATCTCATGGCACAGACCACTTTTTCTGGCCCGGTAAACCTTGGCGTTTTCACCGTGGCTACCGCCCCCACCACCGCTTCCACTGGCTCGGTTGCTTACTTCAGCAACGGCGCTGCGGGCTCTCCCGTTCTGGCGTTCTACGACGGCACCAACTGGCTGCGTGTTGACACTCTTGCTGCCATCTCGGCCAGCTAATAGGAGCCGACCATGACGGTCCAAACCGACGTTAAAGCCAACTCGCTGGCCGCGTCGGGTACTGTGTTCGATCAGCGCACCCGCGTTCGCGGCATGCTGGTGGAGCCCGGTACCTCGGCAGGCAGTGTTGTGCTGAAAAATGGCGGGTCTGGCGGCACCACCGTCATGACCATCAACACGGTCGCCAATGGCGAGCCCTTCAGCGTGGTGATTCCTGCTGAGGGGGTTGTGTTCTCGACCGATGTGTATGCCGCCCTCACCAATGCGAAGGTGACGGTGTTCTATGGCTAAGACCCCAGCATGGCAACGCAAGGAAGGCAAGAACCCCAGCGGCGGCTTGAACGCCAAGGGGCGGGCCTCCTACAACAAAGCCAACCCGGGCAAGCCCGGTCTCAAAGCGCCTCAGCCCGAGGGCGGCAAACGCCGCGACTCTTTCTGCGCCCGTATGGAGGGCATGAAGAAGAAGCTGACCAGCGCCAAGACGGCCAAGGACCCGAATTCTCGGATCAACAAAAGCCTGAGGGCTTGGAACTGCTGAGGTTGAGCAGATGGAGATGATGGTATGGAACGTCATCCTCACCGCAATTGTCGCGCTGTTGGGGTTTGTCGTGAAAGAAAAGTTCGCTGAGCTTCAGCGCATCAGCATTCTGCTCAATCGCACCCGCGAGGAGGTCGCACGCGACCACCTCACCCGGGCCGAGTTCCGTGCCGACATGAACCAGTTGATGGAGCGTTTCGACAGACTGGAGCGCAAGATCGACGCGATGCGGGTGACGCGAGATGCCCAGCACCAGTAAGAAGCAGCACAACTTCATGGCTGCGGTGGCCAAGAACCCCGCGTTTGCCAAGAAGGCAGGAGTCCCGCAGAGTGTGGGGCAGGATTTTCTCAACGCGGACAAGGGCCGCAAATTTGCAAAAGGTGGCGACATGAAAGAGTCCAAAGAGATGATGAAGAAAGAGCTGGCCTTCATGAAGAAGAAGGGCGCTCCCAAGGCCATGATGCAGCACGAGAAGGCCGAGGCTGGCTACAAGCGTGGCGGCAGCGTTGGCATGGGTTCTGTGCGCACTGCGGCCCCCAGCCGCGACGGCATCGCGTCCAAGGGCAAGACCAAGGGCACGCAGATCAAAATGGCCCGTGGCGGCAAGTGCATGTAAGGAGCCATCATGGCAATTTCTGAATTTGGCAAAGCTTTTGCTGCGGCCCGCAAAGCTGGCGACAAGACGTTTGAGTTCAACGGCAAACAGTACACGACCAAGCTGGCTTCGGAGGAAGAGCAGCCGTCTGTCGGCGGAAAAGCCAAGCCGGGCGAGTACAAGGCGCGAAACACTCCTGCTCCGCGTGCACCGACGAAAGTCGAAGGCGGCAAGCGAACCTCGATGGCGCGCGACCCTGATTCGGACATCATGGCAAAAAGCGGGGAATCGCGCAGTGTGCGCAACGCGTATGAGCGCGGTGCGGAAGAGCAGAACGCCACTCCGGACATGAGCGCGTACAAGCCTCGATACACCCCTCCCACCAAACGACCGGTGATGACCACCGGTGATGACGTTGAGTACCTGAAAAAAGGTGGTGCGGTGAAAGGTTGGGGCAAGGCCCGAGGCGCTCGTAAAGCCAAGATGTACTGAGGCCTGCCATGCGACCCAGCCGTGGAATGGGGGACATCTCCCCCAGCAAGATGCCAAAGGCACGGAAGGTTGTCCGCAAGGACAACCCGAACGATGTCACGATGTATGCTGACGGCGGGCAAGTGTGGGACAAACCTCGTCCGAAAGGGTTGGGCAAGCCTTCCAAGCTGAGCCCGGCCAAGAAGGCTGGTGCCAAAGCTGCGGCGAAGGCCGCTGGCCGTCCGTACCCCAATCTGGTCGACAACATGCGAGCAGCCAAAGGTAAGTGATGCAACCGCAAGACCTTCGCCTGTTCAAAGCCCAAGTCCAAGCCGAGCTCCACCGGCTGGAGGCTCAGTCGTCTGCAAAAGACGTGGCGGGCAAGGCGATCGGCAAGCACGGTCTGGCGTACATCACGGCCATCGTCTGCATCGGTGTCGCGGCCAGCATCTTCCTCGATAACGAGAAGATTGCTGCCGTGATGGGCCTGTTGGGCGCGGCGCTGACTGCCTTGATCTCGATGCTCAACGGAATTGCCGGTGCCTCGCCCAAGCAGGAGAAGCCCGAGTTTGAAGTCATCCGCAACTTGATCGACAAGCTCGATCGTGCTGAAATGCCAATGCGGGTCGATGTCGAAGGCGACAAGGT